CCAATACATACTAGATTATTGTGTAAATCACAACAGATGTAAATTATTTAATGGCTCCATGTATGATGTTAACTTGAATATCAATCGGCCGGCAGACTATGACAATTTTGGTTGGCACGGACACCACGGACCTGTAGGCAACCGACATTTTTTTGAAACTAGCATAAAGGATAGACTTTGTTAAAAGAATACGGACTTGATGTCCAACGCCTATTTCTAGAAATGATGTTGGAGGACGCACAGAGCTATGTTCGTGTTCAAAACATCTACAATCCGCAGAACTTTGACAAGAGTTTGAGACCTGCGGCCGAGTTTATTAAAGAACACTCGGACAAGCACAAGACCTTGCCAGAACGCACTCAAATCTCAGCCACCACAGGTGTTAAATTACAGGCTGTGCCAGACTTGAACGAAGGACACTTTGACTGGTTCATGGGCGAGTTTGAAGCATTTACACGCCGTCAAGAATTAGAACGTGCTATTTTAAAAGCCGCAGACCTGTTGGAAAAAGGTGATTATGATCCTGTGGAAAAGCTGATCAAAGATGCAGTACAGATATCACTCACCAAAGACATGGGCACAGACTACTTTGCTGATCCCAAGAGTCGCATTGAGAAGTACTTCAACTCAGGTGGACAAGTAAGCACAGGCTGGCCACAACTGGATAGATTGTTGTATGGTGGGTTCAGTCGTGGTGAACTAAACATCTTTGCAGGCGGATCTGGTTCAGGCAAATCTTTGGTCATGATGAACATTGCACTGAACTGGCTACAGCAAGGGCTTAGTGGCGTGTATATCACACTAGAACTGAGTGAAGAACTTACGTCATTGCGTACAGATGCCATGCTAACCAACATGAGCACCAAGGACATTCGCAAGGACATAGACACCACAGAGCTCAAGGTCAAGCTGGTGGCCAAGAAGTCTGGCAACTATCAGGTCAAGGGCTTGCCAGCACAATCAAACATCAATGACATCCGTGCTTATTTGAAAGAGTATCAAATTCAAACAGGCAAGCGGGTAGACTTTGTAATGATTGACTACTTGGACTTGCTGATGCCTGTCAGTGCCAAAGTTTCGCCCAATGACTTGTTTGTGAAAGACAAGTATGTGTCAGAAGAACTCCGTAATTTAGCCAAAGAGCTAGGAATCCTAATGGTAACTGCATCGCAGTTGAACAGATCCGCTGTGGAAGAAATTGAATTTGATCACTCACACATATCGGGTGGTATCTCTAAAATTAACACAGCAGATAATGTGTTTGGTATTTTTACAAGTCGTGCAATGAAAGAGCGTGGCAAGTATCAGATCCAGTGTATGAAGTCTCGAAGCTCGACCGGCGTTGGTCAAAAGATTGATTTGGAGTACAACATTGAAACCATGCGCATTACTGATGAAGGCGGGGATGATAACGAAAACGTGTTCAGCAAAAAGCCCAGTACAAGTATCATGGACTCGATCAAAGCAAAGAGCCAGGTTAGTGCTGCCGCAGACGATGCCAAGTCTGTATCTTGGGAGCGACCCCAAGCCAAGGAAGGTTTTGAGTTAGAAGCACCCAAAGTCACAGCTGATGTGCAAAGTGCCAAGCTCAAACAATTGCTAGGTAAGATCAAAACGTCGTGAGCAAATACTGTCCTAGGATACATCATGGGCTAATATTGGCTGGTATTAATCAACAATCGTTGTCGTACTCAGTGTGTTGTTGGGCTGATCAGTTGATTCAAACTTCTGATCAAGTTGATTTTTTCCATCCAGACTTAACTCAACTGCGTGTGAAAAATCAACAAAACACGTTGCCTGCATCTTTTTGTTCTAAATGCATTGTTCAAGAACAGACAAATAAAAAAAGCATGCGGTTGGGTTATCTTGAAACGCACGGAGCTGAAACATACGATCCAAGCATTCAATACCTTGACGTGAACATTGACTATACTTGTAACTTGGCTTGTGTTACATGTGGGCCAGAATCAAGTACCACCTGGAGAAATGAGTTAGGAATCAAAGGTGTTAATGTTAGACCCAGCATAGATAATTTTATAAAAACAAAATTGCAGACACTTGATTTGACAAAGTTGAAAGAACTTCGCATGTGGGGTGGCGAACCGTTTTTGACATTAACTCATAAACAAATATTACAGCACCTAGTTGATCATGTAGATGTCAGTCAAATTAAACTGATGTACAATACCAATGGCACACAGCGTATTGATCAATCGACTAAAACACTCATTGAAAAATTTAAATTTGCTAGAATAAGTTTTAGCATAGATGGTATTGGCAAGCAATTTGAGTACCTGCGATATCCTGCCAAATGGTATGAAGTTGAAGAAAATTTGTTTTGGTGGCAGAAAAATCTACCTCACAACAGCATGTTATCATTAACTGTGACTGCCAGTATTTTAAATGTGTTGAGTCTCAATGATGTGTATAATTGGCAAAAACAAAACTTTTCAAAATCTGTGTTTGGTGATGACATAGAAATATACACACATCAAGCATTTGGAATATACGGATTAGAGAGTATGCCTGCTGCAATGATTCAACATTTTAAGTCCATTAACAATTACTGCCAGCCTTGGATACAACAATTGGGAATTTTAGGAATACACCAACACAACTTACCAAGAATCTTGAAAGAATTGCAAAAAAACGATCATCGCAGAAACTTAGATATGGTAACAGTATTTCCTACTATTGCTGAATTTATACAGTATCAAAAATAACAGCAGCCACTTCAGGCATGTAATCTCTAATGTTTATGTTTTTTGCATGATCTTGTTTGATAATGTTTTGTGTTAGTGTTTCTAATGAAATTTCGTTCCCAGTCAAGTTGCAATGCATTGTGATATAATTGTCTTGTTGTTTTAGGTATTGTTTTAATTTGATTGGCATTTGTGATAAAGACAGCCATATTGGACTAGAAACAACATTATGATTGTACACTAGATTATTTTGTTGGAACCAATTTACTGTTTGATTGTAATACATAGCATTCAATGAACTGATGGTGTAGCTTACGTTGATATTTTTTGTTATGGATTTGTACTGTTCGATATTTTCTAATAGATTGCTCCATTTTCCCGGCCATCGCATGTATTCAAACACAGGACCAACACCGTCAATGCTGATGCAGATGTTCAAATTAGTGAATTGTGTTAACAAGTTTATTTGTTTTGCGTTCAAATGGATGCTGCCATTGGTAATCAATGATATAAAACAACTGGTGTTGTTGTGGTCAATTAAGTTTTGCAGTATTTCAAACGTTTTAGGATCAAACAGTGGTTCACCGCCTAGCAAACTAATTCGTTCTGCTGAATCATAGTTGATGTTTGCAGAGTCTAAATTAAATTGATATTGCGGAGCAGAAATTATATTCATACGCTTTTCGACCTGCGCCCATTTAGTTGATGCACCGCTATCGCAACTGACACATGCCTGGTTACAAAGATTGCTAGTGGTTATTTGATAAAGTAAAATTTGATGTTTTGAGTCTACGCAATCTTGTTGAATTTTGTCTAAATCTCTGTTTAATTTATAATCTAAAAATTCATTTTCAAATTGTCGACGACTTTTGTTTCCTGTAGATTCTATATCCCAACATTTTTTGCAAGCCGCAGTTTGAACACCACTGAGTAAATCTTGTTTTATTTGATTGATATTGTGATTATGAGGCAACAAACAACAGGGAGTATTTTCCAATCCTAGTTCCTGACTGTACCAAGGCAAAACGCAAAAGCAGTTGTTCATAGGGTATTTAATTACCAAGTTGTATGTGTAAATTTAAATAAATAATTCAAAGGCCCAAAAGCAGATGCAAAAACGCACCCGCAGTTTATTAGAAGAATTAGACGATCTGTACATCGAGCGTGATCGCCGCCTGTTGATTGAAAACCGTGCGGCCACACTTATTGCAAATGCTATTAGATTGCTAGAACAAATTGACACAGAATTTCCAGTTGACCAAGCGGAAAATCTACAACGTAAATTGCTAAATGCCATCCGTACCAGAGACTCGGGCAAGTTTGCCAGATCAGTGAGAAGAACAAATGCAGATACATGAAATCGCACGCCGCAAAACAAACGAAGGCATCCTCAAAGGTGTTGCTACCAATATTGCCAAAGGAGCAGTTAACACAGTCAAGCCAGTAGTAAACTATGCAGTTGACCAAGCCAAAGGAGTAGCAAAGTTGCCGCTTAATACCGCAGAATATTTTGCCAACAAAATATTGGACACAGCTGGCGTTCCTGCTGCTCAGCAAGGTCGATACAGCAAGTATGGCCAGATAGCAGCCGGCCAAAATAAAGGCACAGCTAGTATAGCAAAAGCAGAAAATGAAATTGCAACTGAAATAGCTAAAGAATGGGCTCGACTGGGAACGTTGAATGGTCAAAGAGTTGAATTGCCTCTTGACCCAAAACAAATTGCACTGGCAGCTGGCAAACTCAACACAGGAAAACTGCAACTTAATACAAACAACATAGTTGCAAATGTACAAAAGATGGCGCCCGAACAGCGAAGTCTTTTGGATTTATACAAAAAAAATCCTGCAATAGCACCTGCAATAGCACCTGCTTCGGTACCTGCAATAGCGCCTGCAGGATTTAACTATGCCAATGTAATGAAACTGCCTGGCATGAATCAACCTGTTAAAAAACCTGCACCAGCTATGGCTGAATCCTTGATTTGGAGTAAGAATTTTGATCCCAGTAAAGAACTATATCGTCGAATGAAACAAGGACAAACACAATGAGATTGTTAGAAGGTGGCAACGTATTCAAAGATGCTGATGGTAATCCTTTAACTGGACGTATCAACCAAAGCGATGTAGCAGCCACAGTGCAGTGGTTGGAAGCACTTACAGGCTTGGAATTCCCACGTGAACGTTGGTTGGGTTCAACTGGTCGCAAACCCACATCGGGCGACATGGACATGGCAGTAGATCTCAGTGAGATAAGCAAAGAACAACTCACAGCCAAACTAACACAATGGGCAGTAAGCCACGGTGAAGATCCCCTGGCCTGGGTAAAGAAAGGTGGCGAAGTACACCTGCGCACACCCATCAATGGCAATCCTCAAAACGGGTATGTGCAAACAGACTTCATGTTCTTCCCTAACTTGGATTGGGGACAGTTCTATTATGGTGGTTCAGAAGATTCGGCCTACAAGGGCATGAACCGCAATGTGCTAATGAGTTCAATTGCTAAACAACAGGGACTCAAAGTAGGTGCCAATGGCATGTTCAGTCGCACCACAAATCAGTTGGTAGATGGTGGTATGGACCCTGACTATGTGGCCAAAACACTGTTGGGTAAAACAGCCACTAGAGAAAATCTCAAAAATGTAGAAAGCATTTATGCTGCTCTAGCAAGAGATCGAGATCGAGATGCCAAACTGGCAGATTTTCGTGAATACTTGGGCAGAGAAGGTTTACAAGAACCAGGTGCTGTGAATGAAAATACAGAAGTGCATTTCTTAGCCAAGCTACGTGACAGAATTGTAAATCAAGGCATGCAGCCACTGATTGAAACTGAAGCAGCCAGCCCATATCAAATTTACGAAGCCGATGAAGGCAATGTGGGCGGACGAGCTAAGGGTATTGAACACTTGGAAGATCTTGTGTTCCGCAAAGGCTCACGTGGTGTGGACGAAGCGTTAGCCATTATCCAACATGCCGCAGAAGCACCACAAAAGACCACCAGTGTAAAATGGGACGGCAAACCTGCTGTGATCTTTGGGCGCAAGCCAGCTACAGGCGAGTTTGTGCTTACAGATGGTTCAGGGTTTGATGCTAAAGGCTACGATGGCCTTGCTACTTCACCTAAAATGATGGCACAAATTCAAAGCACACGTAAAGGTGAGCGTGGAGAATTAGTTCAACTGTACGCTGATCTTTGGCCACAGTTGGAAGCTGCCACACCCACAAACTTCCGTGGCTATGTTAAAGGTGACTTGTTGTACTATCCTCAACAGCCCTGGGAAGAACAGGCCGGCAATCTTGTGTTCAAGCCCAATACAGTGCAATATCGTATACCTGCCAAGAGTGCGCTGGGTCAACGAATTCGCAACAGCACCACAGGCATTGCCATGCACACCATGTATGCTGATCAAGGCGAACCCAAGCAGCCACTCAGCAGAGTGTCATTTAATGAAGTACCAGGATTGTTGTTGATTGAGCCCATTTACGGCAAAGGCATTACTCCTCAAGACGCTGCACAGTCTAAAGGGCAAAGTGCCTTGATCAAACAAATCAAACAAATACGCCAGAGCAAAGGTGCTGCTATAGATACCTTGTTTAATCCTGCTGAACTGCGAGCCATGCAGATTACAGACTTGGCCAAACTGTGTGTGGACTACATTAATTTTAGAATTGGATCAGGTAATTTTGACAATTTGTTGTCAGGATTTGGAGCCTGGCTGCAAAATAATCCCAAAGTCACACCAAGAAAATTTGCCAACATTGTGGAATACCTAAAGAGCCCAGCATCAAATACAGAAGGCTTGGCCGCTGCTTTTACTTTGTTTATATTGCTACATGATTTAAAGCTGGACATCTTGCGTAACTTGGATTTAAAAGATCCCGGACACGAAGGCTGGGTAATGGCCACGCCTGCAGGCTATGCCAAAGCAGTAAATCGCTTTGATTTTACCGCTAGAAATCGAGCACAAAACAATCCTCAACAGGCGTGATTTTTGCCAAAAGACTAAATAAAAGCAGGTCCACCGAGACCATTAACTTTAAAGGATTTTTATCATGGCATATTTTGCACCCGTAAATGGCGATGCTCAACCAGTATTCGCATTAGACACACGTAACGGCCCACAGGCTCCTAGCACCTCATTGGCTGGCGTTCCGATCCAACCACAAGGTCCAAAACTGGACTTCTACCGTTTGGTTGCTGCCAACACCATGAACAGTCAAGGTACTGTGCAAGGATTTGTTGCTAACGCAATTCGTTCTATCCAGCAAACTTCAACAGTTGCTATGTATCAAGTTGACGGCGTGGCGCTGTCGGTTGCTATCTACCCAACAGGCGCTTTTGGTGATTCTGCTGCTAACCCACCAACAACAACCAGCACAGCAATCATGCTGGCTGCTGCTAACGTTGCTGCTGTTGCTGGTACCAACCAGTTTGATAGCTGTTCTAGCGTTGGTTTCAAACTAACAACCTAATAATAAGTAGAGTGTTAAACTTTTGACCCTGGAATTAAAAACTCCGGGGTTTTTCTTTGTTGTTAAATACCTGCAGAATGAATATATTATGCAGGACTCTTTTTGACTGTACATGTACTGGTATCACTGGTCACTTTCGCTCAAGTCAAGTGCCGTACCCGGACCGCACAGGTCGATTGATCAATGATATCAATGACTGGAACAGATCTAGAAATCAACACCGCAACTGGGAAACTATTATGCAAATGATCAGTCTGCGAGCTCAACCTACTGTCATTAAAGATCCTACATGTACAGATGGAGTTTGGAGTTTTGAATTTAATGTGGAAACGCCTGGCGTGTATTCTACCAATAATGATGCGGACAATCTTGACAGTTTGTTGAATGAATGTGCTGGCATACCAATGGTTGTGGGACTGGATGAAACTGGCGCAATTGAACCCATTTTGACTGTAACTGGACCCAATCAAAACTTGTGGTTCGAAACCATAAATAAATGACCGGGAGAAATAATGGCTGATACTACTGATATCGAAAAGAAAAGTCTTGAAGCACATGTTGAATTGTGTGCTGAGCGGTATCGCCTGCTAGAAGTCAAACTGGAATCGATGGACGAAAAGATTACTACTCTTTTTGGGGTAATTGCCGAACTGCGTGGCATGTTACAAGCTACCAATACCAAAAGCAACGATAGAATGATCAGTTGGGGCGTGGGCATAATTGCTGCCCTTGTGGGTGCGTTAGGCTGGTCAGCGGCACATTTGATCAAACTATGACTCGAGAACAAAAATTAGAACGCTGGGCCGAGCGTGAAGTTCGCCGCAATATACATACAATGATTGTGAATGACGAAACAGGTGGATATGTGGCATTTGGCCGATACCATTTGCGTCCTGCTGATCAGTTGTTTGAAGTGTACACACCAGGCGATGATTTAGCAGGTACTTTCAGCAACAAACGCACAGCAATCAGTTGGTGTGTGGCAGACAAACACAATCAGCTTAGACTAGCGCAAGATATCAAAACTTTAGACACCAAAAAACAAACACTGTCAGCAGACATATACTGTAGACGACAAATGGCTGATCGTAGCCGCGATAACGGATTTAGCGAAGTGGTATTAACCAAGTTACAGCCCAAGGTTCAACAGCATGCCTTGGTGGATCAGGAACTTGAAAAATGTTTAAATTCGGCTAAATATATACAACTTAGGGGATTCCAAAATGAAACTGCAAGAACTAGCGGCAATTAAGCCAACCAAACAAATAGCCCGTGTATT